GATATGACCGACCGATTCTACCGAGCAACGCAGGCGCTGAAGCGCCTGCCTGCCATTTACGGCAACAAGGGCGAGGCCGCCAGGTCTGGCGTTGTCACGCCCGATAAGGTGGCGACCATCTCCAGGCTGCTGGACGCCAACGTGGCCAAGGCCGAGATCGCCGACCAAGTAGGGCTGCACGCCAGCACGATCTACAACCTGGCGCGCAAGCATAAGCGCGGCAATTTATAGCTGCGGTAAAACCCTCCAGCCCTTTTCCCGCACGCACAGCCCCCGCCCCGCTTGGGTTACGACGGTTACGACGGTTTCTCGGCTTACGAGGGTTTGGCCGCTTACGACGCCGTGCGGGGGATGCGGTAAAACCCTCTACCCCTTTTCCCGCATACACCACTGGTATAATGCGGCATGGCCGAAAACCCATATATTGCGTTCGTAAAGCGCTTTCGTAACGATCCCGTCGCATTTGTTGAGGGCGTCTTTAACGTAACGCCAGACCCCTGGCAGCAAGACCTCCTAAAAGCCATCGCCTCTGGCGAGCGCAAGCTCAGCGTCCGCTCTGGCCACGGCGTAGGGAAATCAACGGGAGCCTCCTGGGCGATGCTCTGGTTTTTGCTGACCCGATTTCCAGTCAAAATTGTAGTAACGGCACCGACCAGCGCTCAGCTGTTCGACGCCCTATTTGCCGAGGTTAAGCGCTGGATCAACGAGTCGCCCGAGGCCGTTAAGCAGCTTTTGGAAGTTAAAAGCGACCGCGTAAGCCTTAAGGCCGCCCCCAGCGAGGCATTCATCTCATGCCGAACCAGCCGCGCCGAAACGCCAGAGGCGCTGCAGGGCGTCCACGCCGACAACGTGATGCTCATCTGCGACGAGGCATCAGGCATACCGGAAGCCGTGTTTGAGGCCGCCGCAGGCTCGATGTCTGGCGAAAACGCCGCCACGCTATTGCTTGGCAACCCAACCAGGGGCAGCGGGTTCTTTTTCGACACGCACCACCGGCTATCTGGCGAGTGGTGGACGCGCCGCGTCAATTGCGAAGACTCGCCCCGCGTTAGTGACGAGTACGTTAAAGAGATGGCGCTGCGCTTTGGCGAGCAGTCCAACGCCTACCGCGTCCGCGTCGAGGGCGAGTTCCCGCTGCGAGACGACGACACCGCCATACCTCTGGAATTGGTGGAGTCGGCGCAGAGCCGCGACGTGGTGGTGAACGAGGAGGAGCCTATTATTTGGGGCTTAGACGTTGCCCGCTTTGGCTCCGCCAAGAGCGCGCTTGCGAAGCGCCAGGGGCGCGAGCTTAAAGGCATGCAGACCTGGCAGGGGCTGGATCTGATGCAGCTGACGGGTGCCGTTGTTGCCGAGTACGAGGGGGCAGGGCCGCGCCAGCGGCCGGTGCAGATCTTTGTAGACTCTATTGGCGTCGGCGGCGGGGTGTGCGACCGGCTGCGCGAGTTAGGGCTGCCGGCTGTCGGGATAAACACCGGCGAAGCGCCGAGCACCAAGGGGACGTACAGCAACCTGCGGGCAGAGCTTTGGTTTAAGGTAAAAGCCTGGCTAGAGGCCCGCGACTGCAAGATCCCGAAAGACGACAACCTAGTGGCCGAGTTGGTGTCGCCCAAGTACAAATTCACATCGAGCGGCAAGCTGCAGATCGAGTCCAAGGATCAGATGCGCAAGCGCGGCCTTGCAAGCCCTGACCTGGCCGATGCGCTGGTGCTGACGTTCGCCGGCCCCGCATCAATAATGGCAGGACAGAGCAGCGCCGCGTATAACTGGAACACTCCGCTGCGGAGGAACTTAGCCGTTACCTGATAAAATATCTTTTACAAAACCAGAAGATATTGGGGTTTGCGTGGCTAAAACAGAATCACATACCTACCAACGCGGCTCCAGCGGCCTAAAAGACGCCGCAACCGACATCGCAAAGATGATGGAGCGCAGCGCCAAGCCTAAGAAAAAAGCCGGTAAGAAGAAGTAGTAGTGGTAGGACTGCTTGGTGCAGGCAAAAAGGCTGCGGCAGATGCGGCAGCTTCGGGCCAGGGGTTGCTTGGCTATCACGGCTCGCCGTACTCTTTTGATCGCTTCAGTATGGACGCTGTCGGCACCGGCGAAGGCGCGCAAGCTTATGGTCATGGCCTTTATTTTGCAGAGCGCGAGGCCACTGCGCAGTCTTACCGCGATGCTTTGAAATCTAAAAATTTAGATAAGAAAAGGTCGTTAAAAGAAGCGGGTATTGACGAAAATCTGAGCGACGAGTCGCTTCGCACGTTTTCTAGCGTGGTATTTGACGCAGCAAATCTTTCGCCTGATCTATCTCCGACGCAAATCGCTGACTATATTCAAAGTGCCAGCATTGAGTTTAGGTCTGTCCCGAAATCAAAAATTGCGGACGCAGTATCTCGTTATAAAAACGATATGAAAGGCAGTATGTATGAAGTCAACATTGACGCGACTACTGACGACCTTCTGGACTTTGATGCGCCGTTAAAAGAGCAGTCAGAAAAAATACAAAAGATTTTTCCACCCGATAACTATCCAGAAACCTTTACTGGCAGGTCTCTTTACGACCAAATTTCTGGTTCTGCCGCGATTGGGGGAGACAACAGAAGTTTTAGAGCTGATGGCTCAAGAGAGTCAGCGCCGCAGGCTTCGGCTCACTTGAACAGTTTGGGCATAAAAGGCATCAAATATGCCGACGCACAAACGCGCTTCTCACCTGGCAAAAAAACTAGCAACTACGTTATATTCGATGATCGCCTAATAAACATTTCTCGTCAGTACGGCATCCCGATCACCGCTCTATCTGGATTGGTTTTGGCACCAGAAGATGCAGAGGCTGGAATACTGACTGCGTCACTCTCGCCGGTACTCCGCGAGTCCCTAGACAAATATCTGCGCGACGAGCCACTAGACAAGCGCAACAGAAACCAGGTCGAAAAGTACCTGGCACAAATAGCCACAGACCGCACTGCATTTGGTCGTCGCGAACGTATGCGAATGACGCCTGGCGCAACGCCAGACATCGACGTTATGAACCGCGAAATTATTACGCCCGAATCTATGCAGGGCGAAATGCTGGTGCCGATCCAGGGCGACGCTAGTGTTGCTGGCGGGCTTTTAGACAACGTCGAAGGCGTGCCTCTGGACGCTGTAATTCCGCTGCAGGGCGGCCCCAACTATCCGCTGATGAATGCCTACGGCAACAACTTACTCGGCTGGGCATCCATGAAAGACGCAGCCCAGGCTAAACAAAACCAGTTGACCAGGGCCGGTTTGTCGGGCGATGAGGTACGCGGCGTGTTTGCCCGCATGGGCGATGAAGCAATGATGTTTAACACGATGGTCACAGAGGCCATGCTGCGTCAGCTGCCGGCATTAGATATACCGAAGACCCAAATAAAGAAGTTTAACGCGCGGATAAGAAAGTCGGTGCCTAACTTCGCTGGCGTAGAAACAGCAGACGGATTAGCGCAACTAAAGGGGCAATTGCCGACTCAAAACAAGAAAGGCAAAGCCGTTAAGCCTAGCAACCTTCGTAAATTGGTTGTTGGTGAAATGCGTAAGAAAGAGTTTGGCAACAAAGGCTTTCCAGATTACGAGGACACAATACGAGCGCTGACAGAGCCGGAGCTTAGAGGCGAGGTGCGGGGTGCTAGTGGTTTTTCTACGATGCGCGCGATCCCTGGCGCAGACCTAATCACCGACGCAGCGCACGATACATACAGCCACGGTATCCCTGGCATCTATGCTGGCGGCCTAGAACGCAGCGTGCCTATCGAGGTCATGTTTCCAGACTTATATGAAGCGACAGCCAAGTCGCGAGTAACCGCCAAGGGTAAGCGTCAGGGCCAACCATTGAACGAGCAAGAGAGAGTTGGCTCAGTGCTTATGGGCGGCGGTGCGCAGAAGGCCGACCAGAAATGGTTGGACGGCGTAATGAACTACCTGGAGAAAGTCAAAAAGGGCGCTGTTGCAACTGGTGGTTTGTTGGCGGCAGAAGGTGCTGCAGCAGCAGACGTGGCGGCAGATGCCGCAAGTGCCGTGCTGGCACCGATGCTTACGTCGTCTGCCGTACTCCAGGGGAATATGGCCAACCAGCCGACTGCTCAACTGGACGCAATGTATCAGCAGGGCAACAACCTATTCGACTATCAGCCTAGAACCGAGCTAGGCCAACTGCGCAGCCAACAAGCGCAACAAGCAATGGCAAACGCCTTGCGCGGCCCGCTGGCCGCAGCAAGCGCCGTGACCGAGCCAATACAACCCATTCTCAGCGCAGCTGCCCAGGCAGCTGAAAAGCTACCGCGCCGCGCACAAGTCGTCGGGCGCTCTATTTTGGATTTACTCTAATGGCCGAACCATACGAAATTGACATCGAAGACGAGGAGTACATCGAGGTTGATCCCTCGATGGCAACCGAAGAGATCCAGGCCGCCGTGCAGCAGGCCATCGAGGACGCGGTTGATTACATAGACAACACCATATCGCCAGTGCGCGCGACCGCCGCCGAGTATTACAACGGCGAGCCTCTTGGCAACGAGCAAGAGGGCCGCAGCACCGCGCAAACGATGGACGTTCGCGACACAGTGCAGGCCATGCTGCCGAGCCTGATGCGGATATTCTGCGGCTCTGACCACGTCGTCGAGTACGCCCCCACTGGCCCCGAAGACGTTGAGATGGCTAAGCAGGCCACCGACTACGTCAATTATATCCTTCAGCAAGACCAAGACCAGCCGTTCATCGAGATCATCTACGCGGCTATGAAAGACGCGCTTGTGAAGGGTCAAGGTTTTCTCAAGTATTACTACGACGAAACAGAAAGCTCTAACAGCTACGAGCTTCTTAACCTAGACGACCAGGCGCTCAACGCGCTGAACTCAGACCCCGACATTGAGATCGACATGCTGATGTCTGTTGTGTCTGACGAGTCGCCAGAGCCGCTGCACAAGGTGCGTGTTACCAAGCGGAATAAGATTGGCAAGGTGAAGGTCATGTCGGTGCCGCCAGAGGAGGTGCTGATCAATCGGCACGCACGCAGCATAAACGACGCCGAGCTTGTCGCTCACCGCGCCTACCTGCCGATCAGCGACCTGGTCGAGATGGGCTACGACCGCGACGAGATGGAGACGTTCGCAACCGACGAAGACGATTTCGATTTGTTCAACCAAGAGGCGCGGGAGCGTTTTGTTGATCAACGCGACGTTGACTACCGCGACCCGTCACGCCGGCGAGTGCTGTACGTCGAGGCATACGTCCACCTGGATGTGGATGGCGACGGCGTCAGCGAACTGCGCCGCGTATGCTGCGCTGGCCCAAACTACGAGATTCTGCGCAACGACCCAGCAGACCTGGTGCCGATTGCGTTATTCCAGCCAGACCCAGAGCCGCACACCGCCCTTGGCGGTCTGAGCATTGCCGACCTGACGATGGACATACAGCGCATTAAGAGCGCCGTACTGCGCTCTTCTTTGGACAGCCTGGCGATGTCTACCCACCCGCGAGTCGGGATTGTAGAGGGCCAGGCGTCGCTGGAGGACGTGATGAACGTCGAAGCGGGCGGGGTCATCCGTATGCGCCAACCTGGCGCGGTTGTGCCATTTAACTTGCCCTTTGTTGGCAAGGAGGCGTTTCCGATGCTGGCCTACATGGACGAGATGCGCGAAAACAGAACCGGCATATCAAAGGCGGCTGACGGGCTAGACCCAGCTGCGCTGCAGTCCAGCACCCTTATGGCCGTGCAGCAGACTGTGGCAGCTGCCCAGCAGCGTGTGGAACTGGTGGCTAGATTGTTCGCCGATGGCGGCATGACGCAGCTTTATAAAGGGCTTCTGCAGCTGATCATTAAACACATCGACAAGCCGCGCATGATCCGTCTGCGCAACCAGTTTGTGCCTATGTCGCCAGACCGATGGAATGCGGACATGGACGTTGTCTCCAACGTCGCGCTAGGCAAAGGCGGCGACCAAGAGCGCATGGCGATGCTGCAGCAAGTGGCCGGCAAGCAAGAGCAGATCTTGCAGACAATGGGGCCGCAGAACCCCCTCGTCGACATGAACAACTACTACCAGACGCTGACCCAGATGCTGGAGATCGCGGGATTCAAAGACCCGCTGCGCTTCTTTAAAGATCCAGCGAACTTCCAGCCGTCGCAAGAGCCGCCTAAGCCTGACCCGAACGAGGCGCTTATGCAGGTGCAGATGCAGGCCATCCAGGCAGACATCCAAAAGAAAGCGGCAGAGCTTGAGCTAGAGCGCGACAAGATGATGCGAGAGGACGACCGTCGCAGGGATAAGGACGAGGCCGATATTGCGCTCAAGGCAGCCGAGATCAACGCCAGGTACGGCGCGCAAGTTGATACGGCTCAGATCAAAGCGAATTCAGACAGAGACAGAGAGCTGGTCAAACAACTAGCCGCACAGAGGGCAAATGGCGTCTAGACAACAGGACTTAACCAACATCCAGAGGATGGCCGACGATCCTGACTTTAAGGGGGTGATTGAAAATCTGCGTCTCGATTATTTCGAGAAGTGGTGCAAGGAACGCAAACCCGATCAACGGGAGCGCTTGTGGCTGCAACAGGAAGTTTTAGACGACGTCGTCACGCAGATGCGTGCCGCCGCCGATCAACTGGCTTTCGACAAATATAGGAACGGTTAGATGGATGATAGAATAGATGGAAGCGAACCCCAAGATATGGGGGCTTCCGTTGGAAGCGCACAACAAATTATCGCAGACATGTTGGCTCCTGCAGAGGGGAAAGCCGAACAAGTAAGCGAGACAGTTGATGAGTCCGTTGAGGGCGAGGTGTTTGAAGACGCCGAGTACGAAGAAGCCGACGAGGCACTCGACTCGGATGATGAAGACATCGATCTGGATGACGATGAATACGAGCCAGATGAGGAAGTCGAATCGGCTGACAAATTCACGGTCAAAGTGGCCGGCGAAGAGTTGGAAGTTGATCTAGATGAACTCAAAAACGGCTACTCACGACAGGCAGATTATACAAAGAAAGCACAAGCGTTAGCCGAAGAGCGAAAAGCCTTCACGCAAGATCGCGACGCAGTAGTGCTTGAGCGACAGCAATACGCACAACTACTCGGTGCATTGCAGCAACAACTAGCAACAGACCAGACACAGCAACCTGATTTTGACCGGCTGTATGAGGAAGATCCCATAGAAGCCGCTAGGTTGGAGCGTAAATGGACGCAACAGCAGCAAGCCAAGCAGCAAAAAATGCAGGCCATTGCCCTGGAGCAGCAGCGAGTAAGAGAAGCTAACGCCCAGGAGCAACAGCAGCAAATGCGCGGGCTTATTGAGCAAGAAGTCCAGCGGCTGCCCGAAGTCATCCCAGAATGGAAAGACGAGAAACGGGCATCTAAAGAACGCGACGAGTTGCGCACTTATTTGAGTGAGCAAGGCGTTAACGAAGAGGAGATGAATGCCCTCGTTCGCGCCAACCACATCGCCGTGCTGCGCAAGGCCATGCTTTACGACAAAGGTCGTCGCAGGGTTAAGAGCGCAGAGAAAGAGGGTCGCAAGACCCGCACCGCAAAGCCAGGGTCTAGGGCAGGACAACAGCCCGCTAGTAAACGCAAAACAAAAATCGCTTATCAACGTCTTGCAAAAAGCGGCAGCCGTGATGATGCGGCCGCCTTACTTGAAAGTCTTTTATAGGAAAGAATAATGGCTATTATTGCTAACACCTTCACCAAGTACGACGCAAAAGGTCTTCGTGAAGACCTGAGTTCGGTGATCTACAACATTTCGCCTGAGACGACTCCACTTGTTTCAAATATGAGCAAGCGTCGCAGCGTATCTAACACATTGTATGAGTGGCAAGTCGACTCGTTGAGCAGCGCTGCAGCCAATGCAAATATCGATGGAGATGACCTTTCCAGTTTTACCGCTGTAGCTGCAACCTCCAGACTCGGAAACTACACACAGATTCTACGCAAAGATTTTATCATCGCCGACAACTTAGGTGGCGCGATTGATGAGGCTGGGCGTCGTTCTGAGATCGCTTACCAGTTGGCCAAGAAGGGCAACGAGCTGAAGCGTGACATCGAGTTTAACTTCTGCGGCGTAAACCAGGCGGCTGTCGCTGGCTCTACTTCTGCGGCTCGTAAAACTGCCTCTCTCAGCGCGTTCATTCGCACTAACACAAGCAAAGGCACCGGCGGTGCAGATCCGACCGTATCTGGCGGCATTGTTAATGCTGCGCGAACTGACGCAAGCACCAGCAACCAACGCGCTTTTACGGAAGCAATGCTAAAGACAGTGGTACAGAACGTGTGGTCGCAGGGCGGAGAGCCTAAGTTCCTGATGGTTGGCCCACACAATAAGACTGTTGTGAGCGGCTTCGCAGGTATCGCGGCACAGCGTTACATGGCACCTGACGGCCCTACTCAAATAATCGGAGCGGCTGACGTGTACGTTAGCGATTTTGGGGCCATCGCGATTTCACCAAATCGTTTTAGTCGCGAGCGCGATGCGTATGTGATTGACCCAGATTTGGTTGAGATGGCTACCTTGCGCCCGATTCAGTCAGAAGAGCTTGCAAAGACTGGTGACGCAACCAAGTACATGCTCTTGGCTGAAGTCGGTCTGCAGGTCAACAACGAGGCCGGCTTGGGCATCATCGCTGACTTGACTGAATCATAAGGACTGATATGGAAGATAGACGCACACTCTCTGTTGATAAAGCCGCTGGCATTAAAACAGAGTTCGTTTACGAATCCGGTGACACGTTAAAAGACGACACGGTTAAGATTGCGACCTCGCAAGACGTAACCAAAATCGTTGAGGCGAACAAGCGGGCGCGTAATGAAATTGATCGCCACCATAAGCATGGCGAGTGGTCAAAAGTGGCGTCTATCCCATTGACTGTACTGTACGACTTGAAGCGGCGGGGAATCGCCGACGATCCCGCCGCGTTCAAGCGTTGGCTCAACGATCCAGACAACCGTGCGTTTAGGACGCGC